CAAGTATGCCGCGCATTTTATCAATATCTTGTTGGTTGGACGCTGAGTTTACTTGTTGCTCAAAACTACTAGCAGAAAGCTCTTTTCTGTAACTTGATTTTGAATATTTTATCTGAAGGCCTTGAGAAGACCACCTTTCAAACCCATCATCCAAATTTTTCTGAAGCTGCTGGTACATATCACTAGACGGATCAAGGCTACGCAACTGAGACATCGTATCTTCAATCGAGATATTAACTTGATCTGCTCTCATTTTTTGTTGTTTTCTAAAAACAGTCTGTGTGCCTTGAGCAAGTTTTGTTGCAAAGGCCTTGTCAAACTCTGCCTCAACAGCACGATACTGATTTCTTGTAAGTTGATTTTTAAGAGAAGGAAGGTCTATCTTCACATCTTTTTTAAGTTGATCTTTAAAATTTTCTGCATCTGTTTGATATTGAGCAACTGTTGTAGCTTCTGATGCGTTCGTAAAATTCATCATTGCCTGATTGGTTGCGGTTGCAACTTTCAGTGACTTCTCTTCTGTTTCCGCCCGTTTTTCAGCCATGCCGAACTGAAATGCGATTTGACCAGCTTGTGAGGCTAACCTTGCCTGTGCTTGCCCAGGTGCAGTAAACGCCCCTACGTTTGCCCTTGGTGACAACGCACCAGTTGCCATTCTGGTTGTTGCGCCTTGTCCTTGATTATATAAAGGTATTTTTGGCATTTAATCACCTAGCTCATAAGAGTTGCCGATTGCTGTGCGCCAGACAAAAGCGAGCCTACAGCGGCGGTGCGGAAAGACGAACCTCTTGCAGCACCCTCTGTTCTTGCCAAAGCAGCTTCAGATTCTTTTTGTACTTGCTCAATGCTTGAAGCATATCTAATCATAGCTGCGTCCATTTCAGTGCTAAAGTATGCGTCTGCTAAAGTTTGCAAAGGACTGCCAGAAATCTCTACACCAGAGCCAGCAGTTGCAAGCCTTTGTGAGCTTGTTAGTCTTTCTGACTGTTTTCTTAAATTTACTTCCTCTGATGTTTTTGCTCTTTGCAACAACACTGCTTCATTTTCTGCAAGCCTTGCATTATACTCGCCTACAGCTTCAGCATTTTTAGCCGCAGCCATATTGCCTTTGAAGCCCATCAGTCCTGCTAATACAGATGCTCCTGCTGCTACATCAGACATTACATTAACCTCGCATAACGAATATAGTCTGTGCCATCTGGCCCATACTTTTTCATAATACCCTCTTTTTGGAATCCAAGCCACTGTGCATATCTATTTGCTGTAAGGTCTAATACAGACACGCTTGCTTGAATCCTAAACAACTTATGCTCTTCCTGTATGTGCTGAAACAGCATATCAGTATATCTTGCAACAGTTTTAGGCTTGTTATAGCCCTCTTTTCCTACTAACAACCATGCTTCCCCTACGCCTTTCCACATTGGATGTACACCGCCTGTAGCCAACACCACATCACCATCCATGCCTGTATAACCAATCACATCTTTACTTGCACCCAAAGATTCCTTGCCGCTGCTTGTCATATCAAACAGAAGGTTGATCTTGTACAGATGTTCTTTCTTAAATGGTATTATCTTAGGCATCAAAAGTATTTGACCTTCTCATTATTGCTAACACTGTCATTGGCAAAGGCTGTGATTGTCTTATGACTACCTTTGCATCATTATCATATCCCGATGGGAAACTTATTTCTTTGTCACCATTGAACAGCGGCACAGCTTCATCCATAGCCATGCTGCTATCTCTAAAAGGCAATCTATCTAAATCTGTCACTGATGGCCCTAGCTCTGCCCCTACCGTGTTGAAGAACCTCGCTGTAACGCCATGTATGCGCTTTATTTTACCTTGTGCCACACCGTCTTCTGCACCAGCTTCTAGCCTAAGTGTTTCTATTGTTGATCTATAACCAAAGCCAATATGAACCTTTGAGGCAGATCTATCTAGTGTAATTGCACCATTTGTTACTGTCTTATCTGGATGTGTTGAACCATCAGCCAAAACAGACACAATCTCTCCCTCCAGATGATTTAGACTTGTTATTGATGTTGTTGCTGTACTGTCGTAAGTCAAACCACTATCCAAGAAAAAAGCATCTGTTACATCCTCTCCAAACTCTATCGGCTTGAGAAACTCTATGTGCCTTACAGTGCTGCCATTGATTTCCCTTTTGACAGACATATACACTTGGTCTTCTGATCCGCTAGGTATCGCACTTATGCTCTCAACGATTGCCGCTGCCTGATTTGTTGTTGTAAGCCTAGTGGTGTCAGAGCTTTTTACAGACAAAAGCCCACCAGCCGTAGGAGATGTTTCCTTAATTGTTACAACTGCTGCTGCTGGATTTTCTACTGTAAAATCTGCATGTGCGTTGATAGCTGTAAAGATATTATCTGCTGTTACATTGTTTGATGTGTTTGGCCTAAATCCAAGTGATGAAGACGGTGCTGAACTGCCAACTGCCTCTGATGTAAATGTAACAGTTGTACCATCACTCTTAGTGAATGTAAGCGTTGTGCCTACAGCTATATTGGCAAAATCGCTTACTGTAACGGTTGCGTGTGCGCTTGTGCCGCCTATGGTGTGGTCATGCCAGCCAACAGCATTGTTAGCCCTATCGTATGTAAGGCCAACCAAACGTCCATCTGTGTGAACAAACCAAAGTATTAGTTCTGGCTCTTGCTGCCACACCATGTCAGTCAAGCCGCCTTTTGTAATGTGTTCTGCAAGAATCGTTAGATCAATGCCCAGCAATCCATCTGTATCAAGATTAAAGGTAATCTCTTTTACTTTCTCCTGACCTTTTTGAATAAGTATTGTACTGTTGCCAGCCCTTACAGGACGCACCTCAGAACAGCCAAATGTTGTTTCTCGCAACACATTGACGTTTGTAGGCGAAACAGGCGTTGAGCCTGTGCCACCAGACAAGGTAAACTCTGAGCTTGTGGTGAGTATTTGTAGAAATCTTGCTGGCAATAAATGCCTTATGACATTTACTTTGTCAGATGCAATCGTAAAGTTTACTGCTGAATCATCTAGCGTGCCTGGGGTATGGTTTTCAAAGTCAGCACTTACTGAGCCAAATATTGTCTGCGGCTGTCCTGTAGTGCCAGCAAAGTATAGACGTTGCTCGTAAAAACCAACTGCCTTTGGGAACGCCTGATCTCCACCAAAAGCACCTAATGACCACTTTGTTGTTGTATTGCCGCCTCCAACTACACTAGCTGGCAACACACCATCTTCGTTTTTAAACAGTGCTGTAACCTCTGTTGCGCTTGTAAAGTTAGTAATTTTTACAAACCCTGACCCACTATGCTGAAACTCCCATGTGATTGAGCCATAAGTTTCTGAACCAGATAAATGTACAGGTGGGCTAGTGCCGCTGGATTGTGATCCAGAATTGGTTTTTTTATAAACATTGTCACCCTGACGCACTAAATCATTTTGGGCATAACTTGTGCTTGCCGCCCATGCGTCATGCTCTACCTCGATGACCTCTCTAAACCGTATAAGTCTTCCTACATCTGCTGACGCAAATAAATCTGCTGATGCTGTAATAGTCACACTGCCAGTATTCGCAGAAGAAGACAAAGTTGTGTCAGTTATGTTCTCATCAAGGTATGGGCCATCTGTAAAATCTATGTCAGCAAGTGTAAAACTTGTTGCTGTTGTTCTTGTCAGCTTTGCTGGCTCATGGCTTTTGTGTGCAAGAAACAAAACATCTGCTGATTGAGCATGAGTTATTTCAAATATATCTGTAACGCTGTAAGTTGTTGTGACCTCAACAATCTTGCCAACTGTGCCGCCACTTGTGTATGTCGTAAACGCACTGCTGTTGATGCCTGACAACTCAAAGGTATTTGTTGTTTTGTTTGCTACAGTAAACTCAAGATTGTTTACCTCTGTCATGCCAGCAACAGACTTAATGAACACCCTGTCACCATCACTCAAGCCATGCGAGTTTGCAGTCACAACTGCTGGGTTTGCTTTTGTAATCGCAGTAATATTGGTGGTTGCTTCTGTAAGTATGCCACCATCTTTGTAGAATCTTATGTATGCTGCACCAAACTCAAGCACATAAGCCTGCTCATCGCTAAACTCAAAGTTGATGAGCCTTACCTTACCACCGTCTTTTGAGCGTCCAGCAAAGAAAGAACCTGGCCTTCTAGTTACGCCACCAGAAGGAAAGCCCATCATATTATTTACTGTTTGCGCTGCCTCGTTATATTTCTGAAGGTCTATCCTACCTTCAAGTTTAGGCGATATCTCCCCAGCCCGAAAGTTGGTGATGATGGTAGAAACTCTTGCCATGCTTACAACCTGATGTTCGTAAAGTCATCTGCTTGTGGCTGCTCTGGGAAGCCTTCCATACTGTCAACACCCTTTGCCTCTTTCAAGCGGTCTTCGTAGATTGCTATCATGCCCTGAGATACGCTGTTGCTACCTGTAATGTTGTAGGCTATCTCTGCTGCTAATCTTGCGGATATGGCCTTATTGAGAAGGCTGTCATACTGCTCTGTGTCTGTTACACGGCCTATGTAAATAATATTACAAGTACCTTCGTTAGATAAAACCTTGCGACCCTCTATCTTGAACATAACGTTGCTGTCATAAGCGGCAACATCGTTGTTTACATTGCTATTCCAGAAGGACAGCACACGCAAACAGAAAGGATCTGTAGGCAAAGAATATTGAAATGAAAAGCCGAAAGCTGGCGTATCTGTGTCTTTTGCTAACGCTCTTCTGGTGATTGCTATATTCCAAGGGTGTGAGCGTAAAACAGCATCCCTGACATCGTCAAAGTTGCCGTTGCATAATCTAGCTTCTTTTGAGTTTTCTGTAAGAGATGTGATGTTTGCAGCACCCAGAAGATCCAAAGCTCTGTTACATAAATCTACAACTGATGCCATAGCAAAAACCTTTTACAATAAGGTGAATGGGCAACCAACTAGGATCGGCGTTACGTCAGTTGCCCAAACATTCTTAGTTTACAACGTAGTGAATAATGAACGACATATCACCGCCAGTGCCACCAGTGGCATTGAATGTTGCGGCTATGTAGTAATACCCACCTGGATCGGATGACTCTCCAGCATTTGTGAAGAGTTTTGCACCAATCGTGTTGATGTCTGCTGCCTCTGTCCTCAGATCAGCTACGGCTGTTGTGCCGTCTGCTACTGATGTTGCAAAGAAGTCTTCGTCAACAACAGTACCGTCTGTCTGATAGATGCCAACATTAAACGTACAGCTACCACCCAAAGCATCTGCTGCAACCTGTATGGCTGTAATAGATGCGTTACTTGGGATAGGTGCTAACATGACAATATCATTGTCTGTGCTATCACCAGCAGCTAACGCAATAGTACCTTGAGCAACACGCAAAACACCGTGTAGCTCTTGGCTATCGTTGGCAACCTGTGGAGAGGCTTCAAAATTAGCTACAAGATCTGAATTTTTCGTAGTCATAATTTACCACTCCTTATGCTGATTCGTCACAGTCAATCTGGACAACTTTTTCTTCTTCCATGCGAGTGGAGCCGATGCTCATGCAATAGTAGACCTGTGTTGCGTAACCCTTATCGGAACGCTCGTCTATTCTTGCCATTACATCTTTACCAATCGCCAGAGCAAGACCATCCTCTGCCCATGCAAAACATGAACGGATGTTGCCAGCTTTTGACAAACGATTTGATACGATGAAGGTAAAGCCCATGAACTGGTTTACCTCACCTTGGACTAACGCTTTGACCGTGTTGAAGTCGCTGCTTGTGACGTTTGTATCACCTAACAGTGCCTCAATCTGATCTGGGCCAACAGCGATATAGCGTGGGATTGACGGATCAACTGACGCAAGGTCTAAGGTCTTCTTTGCAGTCCTTAGTTTTGCAACAGTCAAGTCAGCACCACCGTTAGCAATTTGCTGACCAGCAGGAAGCGCAGTTGATGTGCTACCTGTCTCACCAGTAAATGCTGTGCCTAAAGCTGCTGAGATGATTTCATCGTCCATCGCTCTACCCAGTGCAAAAGCAGCAGCCTGTGCATAAGCGGATGTCGGGTCAATCAACATACGAACTTTATCCTGCTCATCAATTAGATCAGCATATTCGTAGTCCACAAGGGTCACGCGACGCCTTGCATGGGGTGTGTCGATCTGGGGAGTGTCGGCATGTCTAGTTGTACGCTTCTGCGCTGTTGCCTTGCCCACCTGATCAAAGAAGGCATTTTTGCCCTGCATGCTCTCTACACGCACAGCATCACGCAAAAGAGAACCTTTTTGCTGTGATAGCATCTGCACGTTTGCAGAGTATTGCTGGACAAATGCCGTGGTTACTTCGATAGACATCTCTGTCTCCTTTTACCAAGTTACATTTGATTTTGCAGATTGCTACCCGATAGCTCGGACACTCCTAGAATTTTTGGCCTTCTTGTGGCCTTCGTCTTTCCGATTGTCATCAGGACGAGTTTCCTCGCTCCCCTGCATTACCCACTCATAGTACAAGTCTGCAAGTAGGTGTGGTTGGAGTATATCACGACTTTTACCATTTTCAACAGCAAGTCTTAAACACTCCAACCTAATTTCTTTTTTTGTCAAACCTTCATCCATGTATGACTTCCATCAACTCTTGCACCCGATTAACCGCCCTGTCTCTGGCAATAGCATCTCTGCTGGTGTAATCTG